ATTGTGTTGCGATTAATTCCTGGTGCACGTGATATTCCAGGTGTAAACAAGTTCCATAATGAACTACGTTTTGACGAGAACACAATCGTTGTATCACATGGTGGTAATGGTGTGTCATTCTTACAAGAAAAAGTAGATTACAACTATGCAGATTATGATTCAATTGGTCTTATGAACTTGAATATTATTGCAGGTAAACGTATTGGTGATGATATGGAAAACCCACGTTTCCCAGCAGGTTCAGGTATGGTTCCAGAAGCATTTGCAATGACACTGATGCTATGTGGTCCAGACAAATCAGTTGACGAATATATTGCTTGTTTCAAAGAAAAAGTAACATGGGTAAAAGGAATGTCTGGCGGAGAAAGACGTTTAGCATTTAAACGTGGTGACTTAAATGGAACACGTGAAAACCCAGCAACATATCAAAAGCACGTTGAAACAGATGAAAATGCAGAACTTTGGTTTCATCATGGTTTACTAGATCCAAAAACTGGTAACCACATTGATGACACAAATTATCCAGCAGGCTATCAAGTAGAACAAATCTTTGAAGCACGTTGGGGTGTTGCACCAAGTGGTGAATTTTATGACGCATACAAACTTGTAAAGTCGTTTAGAGATGGCTTACAAAAAGCAATTTGGATTAACAAAGGTAATCCAGAGTTGCGTGATCGTTTAATTAAGGCAATGACAGCAATGGCTAATGATCCAGAATCAATGGCGGCTATCGAGGCTAAGAATGGTAAGTACGAATGGTTTATTGGACCAGACGGCGATCAAATGCGTGATACTTTAATGACATTTATTACTGAAGATGCATTACGCAATCTAGTGAAGTTTAATAAAGAAGCACTAGGTCTTAAATCTATTCTTAAAGAGAACTTGTTCCCTCAGAATAGGTAATAAATAATTAATATAGAGGGGAGAAATCCCCTCTATAATTCAAAGGAGTAAACATTGGAAAGTAATTGGGATAAATTAAAACCTCGAACTAACTATCATTTTGACGCATTCAAAAATGATCCAGCATATGACGGTATGAAATATGTTGGTCGTTTTGTTGGTGATTGGAAAGATGAACTGCAACAAACTATTGACAACAGTAAAGAGATTACATGGAGAAATCGTAATCCTATCGATGGTACAAGTAAAGAAATTGATGCAGAAGAATATGATTTAGAACGCAGTGGAGCAAGTCCAGATTTAATTCTTACAAATTTAGAATACGAATTACTTCCAGTATTTCAAAAAATGACAGATGCTTTACATTTGTTACCAGGAGACAAGAAAACAGTACAAAGTAGAGTACACGTTCAGTTTCCAGGACAGGTTTGGAATATACACATTGACAAATTAGAAAAGTGGCAAAAAGAAGATCCACACAAAGTATATCGTTTTATGGTTATGTTAAACGATTACGAACCAGGGCATTTTATACAGTATGGTAATTTTGTACATACTGGATATCGTGCAGGAGAAATTTACAGTTTTGATTGGTACAATGTTCCTCATTGTACAGCCAACGCAGGGCATGGCCCACGTTGCACATTGTTAGTAACTGGTGTTGCTACAGAAGAAACACACAAATTATTTTCAAAATACGACAATAAGATAGAAGTATGATACGTTGGTTTGATTACATAGCAATTTATTTCTTTACAACTTTCATATTGAATGGCATAATCCAAGTAATTTATGGGCAGAATCTTTGGGGTTTTATAGCCATTTGGGGTTGGTATTGGATGTTTCTAAACATATATTGTCCTTGGAGATGGCAACAAGAAAATAAAAGATAAATTTCTGGTTGACATTTAATCTCATTTCATATATATTAACAATAACTACACACAACCTAGAACTTAATTAATTCTAGGCCTTGGTGGCGGAATAACGTTTCGGCAGAGATGTAACGCACACTAAATTCTTTTAGGCGCCCGAGTGGGTTGGTTTAGAAGGAGGTGGTTCGAGTAAATTTCACATTTAAACCTTGCAACAATTAGATGTGATCTGCTATTCGAAAGTTGGGGGTGAGTTCACAGCAAGGCCCTCCCAAGAGTGTGTAGAAACAATTATTTCCATTATTTCAGAAAAAAAGGTTGACTTTGATACTAATGATAAATATAATTGTTAGCAACACTAAAGAAAAGTTGCTATCTTGGCAATTTAAACAACTAAAACTAGGCAAAAAGAGAGGCATATATTATGGCAACATTGGCTGAAATCCGTGCAAAACTACAAGCACAAGAAACCCGCACAAGTGGCGGTAGCGGCGGCGATAACGCAATTTACCCACATTGGAATATTTCAGAAGGTACAACTGCTACCTTAAGATTCCTTCCTGACGCAAATTCAAGTAACACATTTTTCTGGGCCGAACGAGCAATGATTCGTTTGCCGTTCCAGGGCATTAAAGGACAAGTTGACAGTAAACCTATTACTGTTCAAGTTCCTTGTATGGAAATGTGGGAACCAGTAGGTTCTTGTCCAATTCTATCTGAGGTACGTCCTTGGTTTAAAGATTCAAGTCTTGAAGACATGGGTCGTAAGTATTGGAAGAAGAAGTCTTATGTGTTCCAAGGATTTGTTCGTGAGAATCCACTAGACGAAGAATCTCCAGAGAATCCTATTCGTAGGTTTATTATGGGACCACAACTGTTTAATATTATTAAAGCAAGTTTGATGGATCCTGATATGGAAGAACTGCCAACAGATTATTCTAAAGGTATTGACTTCCGTGTTGTAAAAACTTCAAAAGGTGGGTATGCTGATTATTCTACTTCTAACTGGGCAAGAAAAGAATCTGCTCTAACTGAAGCGGAACAAAAAGCAGTAGATTCATATGGTCTATTTGACTTAAATGACTTCCTTCCTAAGAAGCCAAGCGAAGCCGAACTAGGCATTATTAAACAAATGTTTGAAGATAGTGTCGATGGTAAGGCTTATGACGCCGAAAAGTTTGGACAGTATTTCCGTCCATCCGGCGTACAATTACCTGATACAGGTAATGCAAAAACAGTGGCGCCAACAACGGCACCTGCTGAAACTAATCAGACAACTGCTACAGAAACTGCACCAGTAGAACCTGCTAAAACTACTGAAGCAGTAGCAGAAACTCCTGTTGAAACTGCTAGTGCTGATACTAGTGGTGGACAACGTGCTGAAGATATTTTGGCAATGATTCGTTCAAGACAGAAGTAATATAATAATAAGGGAGACGGCTTCGGTCGTCTCCTAATTTAATGGAGAATTAGTATATGGCAAAACCATTTGATGTGAGTAAATTTCGTAAAGATATTACGAAAAGTATTGATGGTTTAAGCATTGGTTTCAATGATCCAACAGATTGGATTAGTACAGGAAGTTATGCATTAAACTATCTAGTAAGTGGAGAATTTGATAAAGGTATTCCACTAGGTAAAGTAACTGTATTCGCTGGAGAGTCGGGTGCAGGTAAAAGTTATTTTGTAAGTGGTAACATTGTAAAACACGCCCAGGAGCAAGGTATTTTTGTTGTTCTTATAGACAGTGAAAATGCACTTGATGAAACTTGGTTACAAGCACTTGGCGTAGATACAGATGATAAGAAACTGCTTAAATTAAGCATGAGCATGATTGATGATGTTGCAAAAACAATTAGTGTGTTCATGAAAGACTATAGAGAAATGGCAGAAGGTGAAAGACCTAAAGTTCTATTCGTAATTGATAGTTTAGGTATGTTATTAACACCAACAGATGTTGATCAATTTGATAAGGGTGATTTGAAAGGTGACATGGGTAGAAAACCTAAGGCACTAACGGCACTAGTTAGAAATGCAGTCAATATGTTTGGTAGTCATAACGTAGGACTAGTAGCAACAAACCACACATATGCTTCGCAAGATATGTTTGATCCAGATGATAAAATATCAGGAGGACAAGGTTTTATCTATGCAAGTAGTATTGTTGTCGCTATGAGAAAACTTAAACTAAAAGAAGATGAAGATGGAAATAAAGTATCTGATGTAAGAGGTATTAGAGCGGCTTGTAAAGTTATGAAAACAAGATACTCCAAACCTTTTGAAGGAGTACAAGTTAAGATTCCATATGAGCAAGGAATGGATCCTTACAGTGGTCTTATTGATTTGTTTGAAAAAGCAAACTTACTTAAAAAATCTGGTAACAGACTTCAATATATTGCTAAAGATGGCACAGAACATATTGAGTTTCGTAAAAACTGGACAGGTGAAAAACTACAACTAATTATGAAAGATGTATCTTCTGGAGCAGTTGAAATAAGTAGTGAAGAAGAAACTACTGAACAAACTACAGAAGAATAGGAAACATTATGGAAGAAGATAGCATTATTGAAATATGGAATACTTTGAAAGAATATATTTCAACAAAAGATAGACAAACTGCGGCTGATCATTTGGTATCAATTCTTATAGATTTAGGAGTATCTGAAGAGGCTATTACTAAACTAGGAGAAGAAGACAAGTATGTAGAACAGTCTGTTAAAGATGCTTTACCTGAAGAAGAACTAGTCGACGACGAAGATATGTGGGATCAATAATGAGTTGGTACGGTAAAGTTACACATGATATATCTAAATTACCTGACTTTATTGCTTACTATGATAATGAAATACAAGAAGCAAAAAAAGATGTAGGTATATACGGTATTGTAGAAAAAAGCATTCGTGCTTTACCAGGTATTACAGAGCATCGCTTTAATCAATTACAAGAAATTGAAGCGGTGCTTAACTATCTTAATATTCAATTAAGAAAGATTAGACGTAAACATTTCCAAAAATATCTTGAAGCATATCAAAGAGCATTAACAAGTAGAGATGCAGAAAAGTATGTTGATGGTGAAGATGAAGTTGTAGACTTTGAAACACTTATCAATGAAGTAGCATTACTTCGTAATCGTTGGCTGGGTATAATGAAAGGACTAGATGCTAAACAGTGGCAACTAGGACACATTGTTAAATTAAGAACAGCCGGTATGGAAGATGTATCATTATAAAACAAATAAACAAGCAGTAGACATATTGTTTGAATACAATAAATTTACAAAAGAATATAACAATTATATTGAGTCTATATCTGATGAATCAGATGAGTCATTAGTATTTAGACGTAAAAAACACTTATTAGACCAATTAGTAGAAGACCTAACAAGAAGTCATAAAAAAGTAGATCCTGTAGTGTTTGAGAAAAAACTTGTAAATACACAAACAAAGTTAGACGAAATAAAAGTTGACTTTTTGAAAGGTATGCTAAACGATGGACTTCCTATTAAGTAATCCTGCTAATAGTAAATTACACAGTCTTAATTTTTTAAATCAAATATATCAATATCCTGAAATGATGGAAAGTATTGCTTCTGTTTTAGACGTAGGTTCTGGAACAGGACATGATGCATACTGGTGGGCTAGTGCAGATGACGGAGATGAAGATAATCCAAAATCTTTAGATATTGAAGTAACTGCATTTGATAAAGATCCTAAATGGGAAAAAGAATATGAACACAAAAATATTACTTTTTTAAAAAGAGACTGGGACGAAGTAAAGTTTAAAAAAACATTTGATGTAGTATGGGCTCATAGTGTTTTACAAGAAGCAAACAATCCTTTAAAATTTTTACATAAAATGAATTCATTTTGTAGTGACGGTGGTGTTTTATGTTTAAGTTTTCCGACTACAGTAAACACATTTTACGGAGAACCAGATCATAGAATTTATCCAATTGCACATCAACAGATAACAATAGTAAGTTTAATTTATATGTTGGCTTTGAGTGGATTTAATTGCAAAGATGGATTTTTATATAAACAACCTAACACAAATATTATTAATGCATTCGTATACAAAGATTCAAAAAAAGTATACAATTACGGTGAAAAAACAATCTACGAATTAGAAGATTTTTTACCTGAACCTTGCCAAGAACAACTTACAAAATTTGGATACATAACCAACAAAGGTTTAGTTTTAAAGTGGTTAACTGGTACCAATGTTGACTACTCAAACGTATAAAATAAGATAAGTACTATGTATGAAGAAACTTGTTTTAGTAACAGGCGGATTTGACCCGTTACATGACGGTCATATTTCTTATCTAGTAAATGCCAAAAAACTTGGAGATAAATTAATCGTTGGTGTAAACAGTGACGATTGGCTCAAACGTAAAAAAGGCAAAGAATTTCAAAGTTTAAGTATCCGCTCAAAAATAATCAAACATTTAGACATGGTATCGGAAGTTATACATTTCGATGACACAGATGGCACTGCCTCCAATGCCATTGAACTTCTCATGGAGAAGTATCCAGAAGACGAGATTATTTTTGCCAATGGAGGAGACCGGGTAGAGGATACAACACCTGAGCATAAAAGATTTAGCAGTAAAGATAGATTATCTTTTGCTTATAATGTTGGTGATGAAAAGAAATATGGATCCCGTGATTTTCTCGCTTCTTGGGTAAACAATAAAGAAGAACGTCCTTGGGGATATTTTAAAATACTTTATAGAGATGATGGTGTTAAAGTTAAAGAGATAGTTATAGCACCTGGTAAGTCTATGTCTTTTCAAAAGCATAATCTAAGAAGTGAACTTTGGTTTGTAACAAAAGGAACACTTTCAAATGACCATTTACATCCTGAAGATGAAAGATTAATTACACAATCCTTTATACAAAAACATGAATTCAAAAACGTTAAAGTTGGTGAATGGCATCAGTTAAATAATACTAGCACAGAAGAAGTTAAGTTAATCGAAATACAGTACGGTGAACAATGTACTGAGGAAGATATAGAACGTAGAGATGTCTAATAGTATTAGAACAAAACAATGTAAACACGGAAGATTTTCTTACTTTACTAATGATATTATTATTGGACAAAGTTTAGAATTATATGGTGAATACTGTGAACAAGAATTTATGGTTATTAGCCATTTAGTTAATCCTACAGATTATATTTTAGACATTGGTGCAAATATAGGATTACATACTGTTTGGTTTGCCAAACACGCATTTCAAGGACACGTTAGTTCATTCGAACCTAACGAATTTAACAGACAGTTATTAATACAAAACTTAAGACAAAACCATTGTATGAATGCAGAAGTTTATACAAATGTTGTTGGTGATAGAACTGGTACTTGTTTTATTAGTTCTTATAGTCCACATATTCCAGGAAACTATGGAGAGTGTAGTGTTCTTAAAAAAGGCAAAGGCGCCTATCATGCCGCACAAATGGTTCGTATAGATCAACTAAATCCTGTTAAATGTGACTTTATTAAAATAGATGTTGAAGGTTATGAACCACAAGTTATAACAGGTGCAATAGAAACTATTAAAAAATTTAAACCTAGTATGCTTGTAGAAGTAAATGATAATCAAGAACACATTAAATATATATGGAATACATTACGTCCTTTGGATTATCTTATGTGGTGGCTTCCTGTAAGAAATTATAATCCTGCCAATTATGCTGGTAACAAACAAAATGTATTTTTAGATAGCGGTGTAATTAATCTAGTAGTAGCACACAAAAGCAAAGCAAAACTTGAATTT